TTCATATTCTTTCCTGCTTCACATGTCAGGACAACTTTTTTAACAGTTCCATAGGTCGCCTTGTCGCTCTGCACACCGTCCAGCATGAACATCGTATAGGCTGGCATGGCGCCGAGGTTGCTGATTGTAATTGTATGTTCAAACACCACCGTCTCTCCGGATGCTGCAGAAGAGGAAACGCTGCCGAGAATTCCTGTCAGGAAGTGCGGGAGCCAGTCATATTTTGCGACTGCAGAGAATGAAAGCTCCGACCACTTTTTCACCACCTTTTTTTCAAGGGAATTCATAAGTTTTCCACTCATGCCGTGCGCCTCTTCGTACTCAACCATCGACTTAAGAAAACCGGAGTCTACCCCGATATAATGACCGGTTGATGCGGCGACGGCGGTGCCTTTTGTTGCATCGTCTTCGCGGGCAACTGCTATGGAACTAAGGCGGCGTACTTGCATGGGAGGAGTGGGAAAGGCGAGAAGTGAAGCGGATTATTTTCCTTTTTGGATGTCGAGCCTGCGCTGCTCTGATTTTGAAACGCTCGATTTTGTGCGTAGCTTTTCGTCCATGAATTCCGGGTGATCCTTTTCGAGTGCCGGATCCACTTTGAGCGTATCAGCCAGAAGCATTGTGGCCTCATGCAGACAGCTTGCGGAGATCGTAACCGCCTTCGGTATCTTCGGACATTCATCGGATGCGGCCTGTGCGGGGAAACTGTAGTTTTTCATGGTGAGAGCGTAAGGAATGTCAGGAGGTAAATAGTCGGGGCGCCGTATGGCCGCGCCCCCTCGCCGTTAAAATCAATTACTGACAGCCACCTGCTGCGAGTGTGCCTGTGGCACTGACGGTCTGATAGCCGAGAACACCCCCGTCCTTATAACAAGGAATGCGGCCGGCTGCTCCACCTACACCCGATACCGTCAGGGTTACTCCGCTGATTGTGCGGCGAACGGTAAGGTCTGTGGCAACAGTAGCGCCGGAAAACGTGGCCTCTGCCTGGTTATTGATATAACCGTTTGCATCGGTCAGCTTCGACGTAGCTTTCAAGTTCGGCACTCCAAACCCGATACCGGTCACATTGTTTGATCCAGAAGAGGACAAAAGAATCATTCCTGATCCCGTATCTCTGCGGATAAACGAACACGGTCCTGCTGATCCTGTTCCGGTAAGAAGTAATGTACAACCCGAACCGGAGAAGTAATTTGCAATATCAGGAGAAGCACCCGGATTAGCTGCGCCTCCGCTGTTTGCCATTAAGGCAACAATCAAAGCCGTAGCACCGACTGCCATGCTGACAGCCTGACCCGAAGCATTGACGATGCGACGGACCGCCGCGCTGGCACCTCCGATCTGACGAATAATCGAACCCTGACGAACAAAGTAGAACGTATTGCTGGCACCTCCGTTTGCATTGAGAATCGGAGCCTGACCGCCGGTCCAGACGATTGTCCGGCCTTCTGCTTCCCATGTCACAGTCCGGCCTCCGGTGCTGTCCTGGATGAGTGTGACGGTCATCATATCGCCGTCATCCATTTGCAAGAGCTGAATTGCCCGGACGCTACCGCCTAGGGTAACTTTCCAAACCTCGGCGAGGCTGGCAGACATTTTGATGGTTGCTCCATCGGTTGCGGTCTTTGACTTCATGGGAAGAATGGGAAGGAAACAAAGCAATTATACAGACGCGATTTTTTAGGGGTTTGCCTCGACGAATGTGTCGAGTTCAAACAAGATTGTAGCAACAGCGGCCGGACCGCTTGCCGTTTCGACTTCGACGACGGTTCCACCGGTGACGCGCGTTGCGTTTACTGTGTTATCGAGTACCCACTGCACGCCCAGCTTGTCGAGCGTCGCTTCGAGTGCATCCTCAAGCGCCTGCTCCTGCGTGACGCGGTTCGCTGCTGTGTTCGTGAGTGGCTGAATAATCTCAATAGTGAACTGCGTCGTCCGGAGATACCGCGGCGCGTTACTGATGAGCTGCTGCGCAAGTCCCGTCTGAAAATACCGACACGCCGGAAAGGATGTCAGCGCGGAAACGCGGGAGTTTGAAAGCTGTTTTAATTGCGTCACCGCACCTAGATAGGTAGCGATTTTTGCGCGCGCGGCAGATATAGGGAGGTTTGCCATTTATGAAAGCAATATAGCAGCTACCTTATCGACTGCTTTTTGAATCGTTGCATCGATGAGTCTGCGGCCGCCTTCGTCGAGCGCCCACTGCATATACGGACGCGCTGGCATTTTGTACGTCCCCAGCTGAATGAATGGGTCATACTCCGCGCCTCCGTACACACCGGCGGCGAGGTTTTGAATTCTGCGCTTCTGGACCTGCTGCGCAAGGTAGCCTTTGTCCTTCGGAATACCGTGCACGCCGTAACCGGTCGTTGCTGCAGATACCGGACGCATGCGCTTTATGAAATCACGAAACACAGCCGAGCTCTCCTGAATACTAAGGTCCAGTATGCGCGTGCCTTCCGGTCCGGCGCGTTTCAATGCCCGGCGTGCCTCTTTCAGCCCCCTGACAGTAACGGATACTTGCATAGTTTAGTCTTGTGCATCGGTTGCAATCGTCGCGCGTTGCTGACGGTTCCGACCAGAGCCGGCCTCAAAAATACGCATAACTTTATAAATCGTTGTTTCTGCATTAATAAGGACTTTGTCATTCAGGCGCACATCGACCCCGTAATCGAGAATCAGATCGTATTTACTAAGACTCCCGGACCCCGCGCCGCTGCCTTCCAAAGCAGACGCATGGCGGTCCAGCTGGAAGTACCCGCACATGGTCGTAATTTCGGCAGTGCCCGGATACGTTCCGGTCGTGCTGTTGTAATGGAAAATCTGCACTTTCACTGCATTGCCGCGTCTGAATCGTCGAGCCATATTTCTATTCTACCTAACAGCCGCCATGCGCGACGGCAGACAGCTGTTAAGAGTTCCATGGAAGGAGATTGTCCGGAATCGAACCGGCTACTACTTCGGGAAGAAGACACCCGTCATAGTAAGAAGCCCAAGCGCAACCCCGTGGTTGCAGAGGCGGGATTTGAACCTGCGGCCTCCGTGTTATGAGCACGGCGAGCTACCAACTGCTCTACTCTGCAGGCCGGATAGTATGCGAGGATTTAGTACCGCGCAAATTTCGCAATAATGCCGTGAACGTAAGTGTCATCTTTCAGCGCAATCAGCGTAGAGTCAGAGCTTCCTTGCCTGTCTGACGTTTTGTCCATTTCTTCACGGTAGAGCTTGCCGGCAATGTAGAGACACAAGTCCGTCAGGTCTTCGTCGACGTATGGCTGCGCGGCAAGGTCAGAGAAGCCAAGCGTGGCGGTGATGCGATAATTGCGGATACCCTTCACCTGGCTAAATCCATTCAGCCGGATTATGCCCATTTCCTGATCCAAAATATAATCGACGTTATCCACCAAAGCCGTCCATGTATCACCTGCAGACGTACGGCTCGCCAGTTCTTCCAGGACGAACGTGATAGCATGCAAATGATTTAAATGATTTTTGCTGGATGCGTGCGTTTTTAAAATCGGATACGCGGGCAAAAAGAAAACACCGGATCCATGTTCGCCGATCATGTCCGGGTCGCCATTGAAATACAAATAATCCTCTGACTCCACCGTGTCGCCGGAGCCGCTGGTCTTATGTTCAAAGGCAGTCCCGAAGCCGTTGTAATTGCGGGCCTTGAGTTTCCGGTCTGTTTCTTTCTCGATAAAATTCGATGCTGCATTGATGCACTGCTCGATCAATGACGTATCCACTCCGGACGTTACCCCGTGGCGCGTTTCAAACTGGGCGGTTGTTGCCAGTGCTGAAAGTTTGACGGCCATGGGGTAGAAAAGAATTTAATTGCAAATTATTTTTTTAATTGTACCGCAATGTACTTAATTCTGAATAGTGCCGTCCGGACTGTGTTCGTTCGTCACCTTACCGTCTGCCTGCTCTCCTGCTGGCGCCTCCGGTGCCTTACCCTCTTCGTTTGTAATTCCTGTCTCTTCAAAGAGTCCACGCTGCGTACGGTCATAGAATGCGATAACGGATACAGGCAGGTCGTGCTCTGATCCGACTAAAACCTTACCGCCGAGCTCTGCGATTGCAGACGTGCGGGCCATAGTGACGCTCACGGTTTCAATCTCTTCGCCGCGCTGCATTGCTTGCATGTCTGCGCGCGCGCGATCCCGGAGCTGTTCCTCTGTCAGAGAAGAGAATTCTGCAGGGACCGAAACGGCTTCCTGCTTTTTCTGTACTGCCTTTGCTGTGTTGGCTTTCTTTGCCATGATGAGAGAAGGGTAAAAGAAAAAAACAAATTTAGGAATAGAGACGCCACGCAACGTTTGCGGTTTCGCCGGCGCTTGTAATTAATTTCACATTGTCGATTTTTCCGTCCTCAATAATAAGACGCTGGCCGATTGTGAGCTGATCCCCGTTACCGGTTGCCAGTGCTGTCGGGGTTGTCTCGTCTGTTCGGAACCAGACTGTATTCGGCCCCTTATTGTGGAGCTCGATTTTCTCTGCTCCGGCCGTGTCGATATTGACAACAGGAGTATCGTCGACAAGCTCCATGCCTTCGGTGATCTTATATTTTGCTTTACCGGTCTGTACGTCTGTTGGGTCTGCCATGGTAGAGGGGAGAAAGGGAATGGAGCGCTTACGGGAATCCCCGGAAGACCGGGGACTCGCCGTGAATGCTCGCGCCTATTAGGCTGCGTTGCGCTTCAAAACCGCAAACGCGGAAGTGTCGATAACTTCGCTGTCCATGTACTCAATCACACGGAGGGCGTACTGCGACGTCTCGCCAAGGTTTACGGAGTTCACCGTGCCTTCGGTCAAGAGATCGATACGCAAACCGCCGCGGAGTCCGATCCACACGTTCGACAGATCACCGAAGACTCCGAACGCTGCGCCCAGAGCTGGGGAGCTCGTCATATCTGTGACGTGCGTGTAACCGTAGCCCAAGAGCTCGCGCTCGCGTGGGTTCGTTACATTGCCCCAAGCGTAGGTCGCGTCGACCTTTGCCTTTCGGAGCGTCGTAGTGACCGCTTTGTTCCAGAAGCAGCGAGCCTCTTCCGTTACATAGCGGTCATCCAGTGTTCCGATAAGGTCGATGACGTCGTCAATGTCCATGGTCGTGATGTCCACACCGGCTGCCAGTGTCAGCACCTTTGCCGTGAGCTCAAGCAAACCAGTGAAGCTACCGGACGTTCCGATAAACACATGGTTATCTTCGAGCTTGGCAAGAGCGCGACCTGCAGACTCCTGCAGGATGCCGATGATACCCGGCTCCGCATTGATGAGAAGTTCATCGGAGAACGGACCGGCGAGCACGACCTGCTTGCGTGGCTGCAGGACTTTCTGACCGACAGCGATATCGGAGGCTGTAGCCTGCGCTGCTTCTGCCGTGTCTGCTGCTGTCAGGTCTGTGTCCAGGGTCGGAATGCGCATAATTTCCCCTTCCATCGGAACGAGGGTCGCAAACTGACGGGCGACTCCGTACTTTTCCAGCTTTTCGTACACACGGGTACTGAAAATTTCCGGGGAGAGGTAGCCACCGGTCGAGTCTGTACCAACACCCATGGCCTGCTTGACGCGGTCCTTTTCCTGCTTTTCGTTCAACGTGAACATTGTGTCACGTCCCAAAAATTCTGCTTCCTGGTGGAAGGCGCGACGCACATCGTCGAAGTCTCCCTGCTGCGTCTTGAGCAAGTAGAGGGACTGCAGACAATTTGCTGCGACTTTGTTTTCTTTCATAACCGCCATAGCCTGCTGCATGCGGCTCTCTTTGATATTGCCGGCCTGAGCGCGAACGTCGGAAACTGTAGTGCCGAACTTCTGCGCAACCTTTGCGACAATTTCCTCGACCTGCTTTGTCATGCCGAGAGCTCCGGCCTGAATCAGTTTGTCGACCTGGGAGTCTGTGAACTGAATAGCCATGCCTTCGCCGCGTGCGTCGTCTGCCTGCTTACCGCCGACAGTAGCGCCCTGCAGAGTGGCGAACTGCTTTGCCAGTTCAACAGAGCGCTCGGCTCCGGTGAACTTTGACACGGCTTCTGAAATGGTCTGCGCCTTGGAGTCATCCATAGCGAGGCCCATATCTCCTGCGATTTTTTTAATCTGATCTGGTTTCATGGGAAGGATTGTTAAGAATTACGAAACTGAGAGAAGAATTCGCCGGCGAGCTGTTTATACAGTTCGTCCGACATGATCTTGACGCGCTCTTTCGATATTCCCTGCCGTGATGCTTCCAGACCGGCCGCCGTGACCTGTTCCTGAATATCGGCGAGCCCTGCCTGCATGGCAAAAGCGGAGAGAGTAACGCGCACGGGTTTCGTGTGCGATTGAGACACCTGAGTTTCCGGTGCCGTCGAAATAGTGTTTTGATCGCTAGTGTTGGTTGCCCCCTGCTCCATGAGTTCGCCCATACGGACGTACGCCTGCTCTAAATCGTCGGGCTGTGTTTCTGCATGCTGTTTGAAAAATGCAACCATGACCTTATTTGCCTGCATCATGGCCGCGCGGTTGTCGTCGTACCATCCACTGCGCTTTTGCATTTCACCCTTGAACTCGCGCATTGCGACATCATCATTACACCGGACAAGTACGGAGTGCTCACCGCAATCCAGGAACTCGCCCTGTAGTTCTGCGCTGACGTCCTCCTGCTTGAATGCCGGGATTTTTGACTGGATCACCTGCAATTCGTTAAACATTTGCTTTGCTTCGGACACGTCACGGTTAAGTGATTGCGCGCGCTTCACCATGAACGCTTCGTCATCGGCGCCAATAGAGACGGCCGACAATTCATAGAGTCTGTTCTGTGAATACTCCCGCACCTCTCCGTCTTTCTTCGGCTCTGAAATCTTATAGGGCCGGAAGTTCACCGACACTGCGTTCAGATAACCAGCTGCGTAGAGTTTATAAATTTGATCGCCGAGTTCGGACACATCGGCCGTCGGGAATTGTACTTTTATAGCCGTAGCTTTCACCTTGCCTTCGTTCGTAGAATTAATTGTCAGCTGACGGACAGAGTCAACCAAGACGCGACCGACAGGCATGCCTCCGGAGATGCTGTAACCATGGGCGTCGTGCATCCAGAGGAAAACGGGATTTTTCTTAAAATGGGAAAGATCCCAGTCTTGCAAAACTCTATAGCCTCTGCCTTCGATGACCGTCTCCGAACTGATAATAAATTCGATGATCCTGTTTTCAGTATCGACAGACTGGACGATGTTCTGACCTTGGAGAATTCCGGAGATGAGTTCGGGTTCCATGGGTTTCAGGAGGGAAGGGCTTTGATTGCGCGGCCTGCCTGCTTTTTAAATTCTGCAGTGAGTGCGACCGTCAGCATCTCTTCCAGAGCACCGTGGACTTTCAGGAATTGCTTATAGTGCTGACTCTGGAACAGATCACTCGTACCGGCACCTACAATATCACACCGACAATTTATGCTTTCGTCACTCGGCAGGTTGTCGTCGCCTGGGAACATGCCCGCGCCGTTTTCGAGAATGAATGGCTCCTCGATAGGAACGATCTGCCCGTTTTGTTTGCCGTGGCTGTCGCGCTGTCTTCCGTCCATGATCGTAAGCCACTGCTTTTCCGTCCAGCCTTCCAGCCGAAGCGTGCGGAACTGGCCGTTATTGATCGAGCTTGTCAGAAGAGTGCGTGCCGTCGCGCGCGCGCGTACTGGGGACGTATCGCCGTACTTCCTGCGGATCATGGCCGCCACTTTGTCCGAACCGAAGCCCTTGGCAATGGCCTCGACGATGAGATCGCGGAGCTGTGTCTGTGACGTGCCGACAACGTAGGCCGCAATTTTGAATGACTTATCTTTGAGCGCCTGTCGCATTTCAGGGGTCAGCATGTCCGACGGTTTAATAGCTGACTTCGGTTTCTTTGCCATTTCAACGCCGCGCACAAAGCCGCGTGTTGCGTAGGGCTCGATTATCACCTGGAACTTTTCAATCTCCATGTCGGGGTCGAGCAGGTCGCCGTCCGGCGTTAGCTTTGTCTTTACCTGCAATCGCTGCTCCTCTTCGTCATCGTCCTTCGGCTTTTCACTCTTTGCTTTTTTTTTAGGCATGGGTTCGTCCCGGCCCTCTTCGTCCTCCGTGTCTGCGTCCGGGTCCAGCGCTGCAGGGATCTTTCCTGAATTTTCCAAAGGGGAATACGTCGAGGAAATAAACAGCTTATCTGCGTTTTCGTCTTCGACCGTATCGCGTCCGAACTCCTGACGCGCTTCGTTCGGTTTGAGTCCTCCCATTCCGAACAGCGCTTTATTATTTTCGCGCTTGTCCTCCATGTTTTCCGGAATGAAATCTTTGCATGTATAAAACTGGCCGAGACTATTCGGGAACATAGGACAATAATCAGAGGTCAATGTGTCGAGCTCAATTTCAATCACCGGCAACACACAATAACGCATGAACTGGAACAGTGCCGCGTCTGCGTTCGCGCGGGTATTGTCCTTCGTCATGCCGAGCACGTCGAGAGGGACGCGCCAGTTCGCAAGGATTGCCTCCATGGTTTTCTGCATGAGCTCCGTGTACTGCATGTCTTTGTTTGTCGCGCTCATGCTCTTTGCCTCCACACCGTACGGCATGAAACCGACCCGGGCCTTTTTCTTCTGACTGCTGAATTTTGCCATGAACTTTTCGAGCAATGAGTCGCGCTCTTTGTCCGGGATTTTCTGCTGGGAAGTCAGCACCGTGTCCGGGAACCCGTTGTTTTTCATGCGCTCGTAATTCATTTCTTCCCCTTCCCGATAACTGGCAACAGCCCATCGTGCCGACTTCATGGGAGAGTGACCGCGATAAATATTCGTCGGGTTCATTTTTTTAAAATGAATGATCGCCTCCGGTGGATAGCTGATGCGCTTCGTGCCTTCGTGATACACATATTCGCTCGGCATACCATTCGCAATTTTTACCTCGATACGTTCAGGCAACAGCGGAAAGATGCGCTGCGGCGCGGCCCCTGCCATGTCACTGCGGAAATCATCCAGCAACCAAAACGCTTCGCCATTTAAAATTAAATGCAGGTTGCGGAGATACCGGAGCTGCATCGATGTCAGGAATGTCCG